ATTCAGCCTAATAACCGTGTGTTTGTATTAGAGCCATCTATTACTACTAAATTTGGCAAACCACTAATACATAGGTTGATTAATCATACCCGTAAATGGGATGTAGAAGATGCTGCCAAGTGGATCATAGAAGATTCAGACGCATATCATTATGACGTTATTAATACGGAAGTTGACAAATAATACTATGGCTGCTAAACTGTATACAAGCGAGGCTTGGCTCCGTAAAAGGTTTTTTATGGACAAAAAGTCTCCACAAGATATTGCCAAGGAGTGTGGAACTAGTGTTGAAACTATTTATGTATACCTTGCAAAATTTAAACTAAGGAAATCAAAAAGATGAAACCAGTTCCAGTTTATAAAGACACAGTTCACTTTAATTATACTGACCTATATATGCATTCAATGTCAGCACCCTCAGGACGTCAAATATTAATGAACTGCTTGGGCATTGCACAAATGTTAATTGAAAAAAATATTTCATATGGAGATTCAGCATTAGATCCAGTAAGAATTTTTAGTAAGGCTAGTTCAATAGAACAACTACATGTAAGAATAGATGACAAACTAAGTCGTTTAATGAAAGGCACAGATATGGTTGGAGATAATGATATTGATGACCTTATTGGATATTTAATTTTGCTTAAAATAGCAAAGGAAAAAAATGAAAAATCCTAAAACAAATCATTTGGTTTTAAACAAGTTTAGTAAAGATTTAGACGGTTGGGGTAATCTTTTTAAAGAGTTAGCAGATGTTGAGATTACATTAAATTCTAAAAATTTTAGATGTGAAGAATTTGGAACAAATCAAAATAAAGAACATTTATTGTTTTCTGGATGTTCTACAACATTTGGGTATGGCTTAGAAGAAGATGAACTTTGGTCAAAAAAACTATATAAAAAAATAAAAAAAGATAAAGAGGTTTCTGGGTATTTTAATTTAGCAATGCCAGGGATTGGATGTTTAGAAATTGTTGCCAATATATTTAAATATATTAATAAATTTGGTAATCCTAATGCAATTTTTATTGCTTTGCCAGATGTTTATAGGGACTACGTTGAAATAAAAACACCAGTCAAAGATAAAAGTCCTGAATACTTAGTACGACATGCAATATACGACAACAATATTTACGACAAATCTTCAGAAATTTGTAAAATTAACACTTTTCATTATTTATTATTCTTGGAAACTTACTGTAAATCAAACAATATTGAATTGTATATGTTTTCTTGGGACCATAAATTTCCAAAAATGGATCTTAATAGATTTTTTATTTTCTCCGAAAATAGTTTTATAGATTTTTTTAAAAAAAATTCAGATCATTATTTAAAAGAAAAGTATGCAGTAACATCTAGAGATGATCATCACGTAGGAACAGCCTATCATGATTTTTGGTGTGATTCTTTTTACAATCTTTATACATGGGAGCGTGAAAAAATTGTCAACTGAACAAGAATTGGTAGAGCACTTAGATCAAGTTAACAAGGTTGTTGAAGAATACCTTAAGGGAAATGATCCTACTAAAATTTCAAAAGAGTTGGAGATACCACGAGTTCGTGTTGTTGCATTAATTAACGAGTGGAAGGTGATGGCTTCCGCTAATGATGCAATCCGTGCAAGAGCAAAAGAAGCATTGGCGTCTATGGACGCACATTATGGAAAATTAATTACCAAAGCATATGAAGTAATCGACGAAGCAAGTTTAACTAATAACTTGTCAGCAAAAACACAAGGAATTAAACTGGTTGTAGACATTGAGAAGGCTCGAATAGAAATGTTACAAAAAGCAGGACTGCTAGAAAATAAGGAATTAGCAGAGGAAATGGTTGAAATTGAAAGACGTCAAGAAATATTAGTAGAAATATTAAAAGATATTGCAACTGAGCATCCAGAGGTAAGAGATAAAATCATGAAGAGGTTATCTGATGTTGCTAAAGAAAATGAGGTAATCACAATTGTCCACGACATTCAATGATTTTCTAGAAGTCTTAAAGGATAGTGTTTTTGAAGAAAATCCGGTAGATGTAAAAACTTTTGTTGAATCTCCTAATTACCTTGGTCAGCCAAAATTGTCAGAAATACAATATAGTATTGTAGAAGCAATGAGTCAGATTTATTATAAAAAAGACCTTGAAGATTTGATGGGAATAAATGATGGTGCTGCCTTCTACGATAAATACACAAAGAATGAAATTATTCTACAACTTGGCAAGGGTAGTGGAAAAGACTTTACTTCTACAGTAGGATGTGCATATTTAGTATACAAACTTTTATGCCTTAAGGATCCAGCAAGATATTTTGGTAAGCCAGGCGGAGATGCTATTGATATTATCAACGTTGCTATTAATGCTCAACAGGCTAAAAACGTTTTCTTTAAAGGGTTTAAAGTAAAAATTGAAGGATCACCTTGGTTTGCAGGAAAGTTTTATGCAAAAGCAGATAGCATAGAGTTTACTAAATCTATTACCGTATATTCTGGACACTCAGAAAGAGAGTCGCATGAAGGTTTAAATTTAATTCTTGCAGTGCTTGATGAAATTTCTGGATTTGCTTCAGAAGTTGGAACAAGTAATGAACAAGGAAAGACTGCAGAAAACATATACAAAGCATTTCGTGGATCGGTAGACTCTCGTTTCCCAGATGTTGGTAAGGTGGCTTTACTATCTTTTCCAAGATACCCTGGAGACTTTATTTCAAAAAGATATGAAGATGTTATTGCTGAAAAAGAAACTATTGAAAAAAATCATAAATTTATTATTAATCCAACACTACCAGAGGATGCGCCAGACAACACTTTTGAAATTTCCTGGGATGAGGATTACATAAAGTCTTATAAGTTTCCAGGGGTTCTTGCTTTAAAAAAACCAACATGGGAAGTAAATCCAACAAGAAGTATTGAAGATTTTAAATTATCTTTTTTTACAGATCTTGGAGATGCAATGATGAGATTTGCTTGTAAGCCAACCTATTCTTCTGATGCATTTTTTAAACAAAGAGATAAATTGGAAAAATGTATGTCTTTAAGAAATCCCATAGATAGTTCAAAAAAATTTGATTTATCTTTTCAGCCAGATCCAGATAAAATTTATTATGTTCATGCAGACCTTGCACAAAAGCATGACAAGTGTGCAGTAGCAATTGCACATGTTGATAAATGGGTTAGTCTCCAAGTGTTAAAAGATTACGAACAAGTCGCCCCCATTGTTATCGTGGATGCAGTTGCTTGGTGGGAGCCAAAAATTGAAGGTCCAGTTAATCTTAGCGATGTAAAAAATTGGATTATAAATCTTAGAAGACAAGGATTTAATGTCGGACTGGTATCTTTTGATAGGTGGCAATCATTTGATATTCAAAATGAATTAAAGTCTGTAGGAATTAAAACCGAAACAATTTCGGTAGGTAAAAAACATTATGAAGATTTAGCAATGCTTGTTTATGAAGAGAGAGTCGCAATGCCCATGATTCCTTTATTGTTAGATGAAATGGGTGAACTTAAAATTATTAATGATAAAAAAGTTGACCATCCCCGCAAAAAATCTAAAGACCTTGCAGATGCTGTATGCGGAGCGGTTTTTGGAGCCATTAGTTTTACGCCTAAAAATGTAAATCAAGAAATAGAAGTGCACACGTTTAGGGATAGGCCAAAGCAAGTTGACGACCTTCCACCAAACGTGATACAATATAAACCTATACCAGATGATGTAAAAGATTATCTAGATAGATTAAATCTAATATAAAAGAAATAGGAGAAAAATGAATTCATTTAAGAAAATCGCTTTAGTTATGGCTGCAGCCCTAACAAGCACATTTTTTGTTGCAATTCCGCAGGCTCAAGCAGCAGTAACTAATGGATATGTATTATCCGATTCGTTGGCAGCAGGTGCTCGTGGAGTAACAGTATTAGCAGACACAACCAAAGCAGAGGCTGGAGTTAATGCAGTAGTTGTATTAACTACAAGCGATACTTTGGCTGCAACAGCAGACGATAACGTGACGTTAGAAATTGCTGGTCCTGCATCATTTACTGATTACACTGCAGCAGGCTCAAACCCTACAGGGGTTACACTTACCAGTCTAGGTAAGTTATTTACATTTACAGCAACCACAACCACAGCGGTAACTTTGCCAACAAGCGTTAAGTTAACTGTTAATGGTGCAGGCACTGTAACTGTAACTCAAAAGAAGAAGGTTGGATCAACCACTTCTACAATCGATATTAAAACCATTTACGCAGGAACAACTGCAAAGACAAACGTATTGTCTGTAGCAGATTCTTATGTTCGTGTACAAGATACATCAACAGCAGGAACTTTAACATCTAGCGTAGATGTTGCTACAGCGGTATCCGTTACTAACGGTGGCACAGGATATATTAATATTCGTGCAATGGATGCTTATGCAGCACAACTATCAACTAGTGGTGTAATTCAGGCAAGCGCAACTGGTGGTGCGGTAGTAGCATTTGATGCTGCTCCAAGCACACAAGTTAACGCAGTAGCCAAAACTGGTACTGCTGGAGTTTTATATGTAGTTCAAGGAACTGCAAATGAAAACAAGCCAGTAACTACAACAGTTACAATTACATTTAATGGTACAGTTCTTGCAACAAAGACCATTACATTTACAGGTCGTGCAGCATCTATTCTAGTAACAGGAGCAGACATTGCACAGTCTAACGGAGCACGTACAGGAACCTATGACTTTGTAGTCAAAGATTCTGCTGGCAATCAGTTGGCTAGTATTACTCCAAGCGCTGATACAACCAAGTACACATCTCAAGTAACATCTGTTTCTGTAGGCGGAGCATCATCTGCTACTGCCGTACAAACAGGTGGATGGACATGTGCTTCAACTTCAGGTTCAGCAACAGTACGTCTTTCATATACTCACACAGATGCAACAGTTATTTATTCAAATGACTTTATTGCAGCATGTGCTGGCGGTGTAGATAAGTACACAGCAACTCTTGATAAGAAAGAGTACAAGGCTGGGGAAATTGCAACACTTACAATTTCAGCAACAGATATTAATGGTGCTAAAGTTAACGGTGCAGCAACTCTAGGTGCTGGCGTAGCAATTTCAGGTGGACAATTGACAGCAGTTTCTGCTGCAACATCTGGAGATCTATTTGATACTGCTGGATCAAGATTAATTAAGTTTACAGTAGGTAATACTGCTGGATCATATAACTTAATTGTAGATCTACCAGCATACGTAGCAACTGATTCAGCAAAGGTAGTTTCTT